TTACTTCTAATGGTAAAAATGCAGTTATAAAATTAACAGGAACAATAACTGGAAATCAAATAGTAACTATTCCAGATTCAATTGAAAAAGTATATGTTATTGAAAACGGAACTAGTGGTGCCTTTACGGTAACGGTTAAAACAATTTCTGGAACAGGAGTTACTTGGGCTACAACTGATAAAGGTAAGAAAATGATTTATTCTGATGGAACAAATGTTGTAGATACAGCTTTTACAGAAGTTTCTTCAGATATTTCTCCTCAGTTAAGTGGTGATTTAGATCTTAATTCAAATGATATTACAGGGACAGGAAATATTGTTATTACAGGTAATATAGATAATACAGGTAATATAGATAATACAGGTAATATAGATAATACAGGTAATATAAATAATACAGGAAATATAGAAATTACTGGAAATATAGAAATTACTGGAACATTAACGGCAGACAATGATGTACAAGCAGATTCAATAGGGGTAGGCACCGCACCTTCAGGAACTACTGGACAAATACGTGCTACTAATGACATAACAGCTTTTTATTCTTCAGACGCTTTGTTAAAAGAAGATATTATAAATATACCTAATCCACTAGAAGCATTGAAAAAATTAAATGGAGTTTTATTTAATTGGAAAGATGAATGGATTAAAAAACAAGGTGGTGAAGATGGCTATTTTGTTAGAAAAAAAGATGTCGGAGTAATTGCTCAAGAAGTAGAAAAAGTTTTACCGGAAGCTGTTGCTCAAAGAAAAGATGGTATTAAAGCTGTTAAATATGATAGACTAACATGTTTATTAATTGAAGCAGTTAAAGTATTATCTGATAAAGTAGAAAAATTAACTAAGTAAAAAATATAATGGCTGTACCAGTTACAAATACTTCATTAAGTGGTATCCAAACAGAATTTGGAGGAAGTAATCCAATTTCATTATCTGAATATTATAGTGCAGGACCACTTGTCCCTTCAGGAAGTCCAGCGCCTAATGGCCCAATTCCAAGCTCAGGACAAATTTCTATTGGTCAATTTAGAGGAGCAGTTAAGGCATTATTTGTCGCTGCTACAGGTGGAACTGTTACGACTTCTGGTGATTACAAAATTCATACATTTAATGGCCCGGGAACTTTTACAGTAACTAGTGCTGGTAATGCGGCAGGATCTAACGCAGTTGGATATCAAATTATTGCTGGAGGCGGCGGTGGCGGCTCAAAAAGAGGCGGTGGCGGTGGAGCAGGTGGTTACCGAGAAGGAAAAACAGCTGGTTACACGGCAAGTCCACTTGCAACTCCTACACTACGACCTGTTTCAGTACAAGGTTATGGAATTACAGTTGGCGCCGGGGGAGTCGGTGAAAATGGCCAAGGAAGTAATCCTCACCCTCCTGCAGGTAAGGGTGCAAATAGTTCTGGAGTAAGTATTACATCAACAGGTGGCGGAAACGCTGGAAAATCAAATAGTCCAGGAACTCCTGGAGCACCAGGCGGTTCTGGTGGCGGAGCAACTAACCACGATGGTGGTACTAAAACCGGTGGAACAGGAAACTCACCACCAGTTAGCCCTTCTCAAGGACGAAATGGTGGAGGAAGTGGCCCCTTAGGTGGAGGGGGTGGCGGTGGAGCAGCTGCTACTGGAGGTAGTTCTCCCTTAGGAGCTGGTGGAAGCGGAACAACATCAAGTATAACAGGTAGTCCTGTGGCTAGAGCTGGAGGCGGCGGAGGTGGTGCAGGTCCTACTAGTGGATCTACTCCTCCATCATTAGGTGGTGGCGGAAGAGGCGGTCTAAGGACAGCTGGTGCTACAAACTCTGGCAGCGGTGGTGGCGGCGGTAATGACACGGCTCTTACAGGTGGAGCTGGCGGTAAAGGTAGAGTGGTTATAAGGTATAAATTTCAATAGGAGATAAACAATGGCACATTATGCAAAAATTGACGATAATAACAATGTACTGACTGTGTTGGCTTTGGATAATGAAAATGAATTAGATGAAAATAACAATGTTTCAGAATCTGTTGGGCAAAATTATCTAGAAACACATAATGACTGGCCAGCAAACAAATGGATCAAAACTTCTTTTAACACCCTTGGTGGTAAATACTACAATCAAGAAGAGGGTACTCTTCACGCTGACCAAACAAAAGTTTTCAGAGGAAATTATGCACTAATTGGAGGAATTTGGGATCCTGTAAACCAAATCTTTTTAAATCAAAAACCGTACAATTCTTGGATAGTAAATGTCTCAGAAGCTAGATGGCAATCTCCAATTGGAGACCCACCTGATCTAACCGATGCTCAAATAGCAGAAAATCAAGCTAGAACCCACAGTTGGTTTTATGATTGGGATGAAGCAGTTTATCAAGCCGATACCTCTAATCCCAAAACAGCAGGTTGGAACTTGACAAACTCAAATAATTAAATAATTTATCTATAATCATGAGAAAAGAAGTTTTAAGTGAGATAGCTGTAATTCAAGGTGAAGTTAAATTACCCAAAGGCTATGAAATAAATCAAGATGTTATTATAAAAGACATTACCGAACAATATCTTTTTAAAAAAGATTTTCAATTTTCAAAAGAGTGGGAACGATTAAATAAATATATTATAGAATATATGTATTTAAATAATTTTGGTGTGATTGTTGATATGAATACTTGGGGTAGTATTTATTTACCCAATCAAGGATCTCTACCCCTAAAAGAAGTTGATGAAAATAATTTTAGAGACTCTCCATACTTTACAATGCTTTATGGAGTAAAAATTTTAGACAATTCATGTGAGGTTAAAATTTATTATAATGATATTAAATTCAAACAAAAAGAATATAACTTTAAACTAAAGACTAATCATTTTATTCTGTTCCCCTCAACCCTTTCGTATTATATTTTACCTAATGATAAAACTGAAAAAAATTATATACAAACGATTACTTACGACTTAAGAAAATAATAAGTGAATTTACAAAATTATTATTGGTATTTTTCGAGAGCTCTGCCTCCTAAATTATGTGACGACATTGTTCAATATGGATTAAACCACAAAGAACAAATGGCTTATACAGGAGATGTAAAAATAGATAATGCAACAAATAAAGATATTAAAAACATGCAAAAGATTAGAAAATCAGACTTGGTTTGGTTAGATGATCCTTGGATCTATAAAGAAATTCATCCTTATATACATGAAGCAAATAGATTAGCGGGTTGGAATTTTCAATGGGATTATTCTGAAGCTTGTCAATTTACTAAATATAAATTAAATCAATTTTATGATTGGCATTGTGACTCATGGGGATCTCCCTATAATAATCCTGAAAATCAACAAACTCACGGTAAAATTAGAAAAATATCTATGACATGCCAACTTACTGATGGATCTGAATATACTGGAGGAGAATTAGAGTTTGATTTTAGGCAGTATGATCCCGACAAAAGGAAAAAGAATATTCATGCAATTCAATGTAAAGAAATAATTCCAAAAGGAACGATTGTTTTATTTCCATCTTTTGTTTGGCATAGAGTTAAACCTGTTTTATCTGGCACACGGTATTCTTTAGTTGTTTGGAGCTGTGGTTACCCCTTTGTATAATATGAAATACGAAATTACAGATGACCATATAGGTATTTTTGATTGTGAAGATTTCGAAGAATATAGTAATAAATGTTTGCGATTTTTTGAAAAAGTTAAAAAAAATAATCTTGCACATTTAAGATCAAATCAATCTCATGAAATAAAAGACGAAGCTTTTGATTTAATTACAACAGGATTTCATAACGCAAGCTATAAATTAAATTACTTAAGTTCTGAATTTATAAATATATTTTTTTCAAAATGTTATAACTTATATGTTGAAAAATATAGTATTTTAAATGACTTTCAAAAACATACTATTTTTGATATTAAAATACAGAAAACAGAAAAAGGACAGGGGTATCATGTTTGGCACACTGAAAATACAGCTATGATAAACAGAGATAGAATATGTGCGTTTATGTTATATTTAAATGATGTGAAAAAAGGTGGAGAAACAGAATTTTTATATCAATCAAGAAGAATTAAACCTAAAAAAAATAGATTAATAATTTGGCCTGCTGGTTTTACCCATACCCACAGAGGTAATCCACCTTTATCAAATACAAAATATGCTATTACTGGGTGGGTAGAATACGGAGAATAAAATGAAAAAATTTGATAATTTTAAAAAAGATAAATTTTGTGTAATAAGAAAAGCTATTTCAAAAGATCTTGCAACTTTTCTATACAATTATTTTTCTATGCAGAAACAAGTTTATGACACCTGTGTGGCGAACAGATATATTTCACCTTTTGAAACTATCTTAGGTTATTACGAGCCTTCAAACGAACAAGTTCCAAATTCATATTCAAATTATTCTAATATTGCTTTTGAAACATTATTATTAAAACTACAACCCGTTATGGAGAAAGTTACAAAATTAAAATTATACCCTAACTACACCTATGCGAGAATTTATAGAACAAGAGATGAATTAAAAAGACATAAAGATCGTTTTTCATGCGAGATATCTACAACCTTAAATCTTGGAGGAGATAAGTGGCCAATATACATTGAGCCCAATCTAAAAAAAGGAAAGGAAGTAAACGGGGGGTATGTTTCTGATATGACAAAAGGAATAAAAATTGATCTTCAACCTGGAGATATGTTGGTTTATAGAGGAAATGTATTAGAGCATTGGAGAGAGCCTTTTCAGGGTAATGATTGCGCTCAAGTATTTTTACATTACAATAACGCAAAGACAAAAGGCGCCGAAGAAAATATGTTTGATAAAAGACCTCATTTAGGTCTACCTTCTTGGTTTGCAAATAAGAAATAAAATATAATAAGTAAATTAGATAGTACTATGCATATTCAACCTATTTTTAGTTCGTTTTTTTTTCATATTAAAAATATTAATTTAAATCATGACTTAATTTTAAAAGATTTAAAAAAATTAAAATATGGGGATACAAATGATGCATACCATCATATGTCAGAAAATAAAAATTTATTTAATGTTTTAAAAGAAGGAGAGAAAATTAAAGAAGTATTTTCTCAATATATCAACCAAGCCATAGAAAGTTTAGGGTATAATGCAGGACATCAAATAGTTAATTGCTGGGCAAATAAAGTTTTAGCAAAACATGACGCTGGTTTTCATATGCATAAAAATTTTTGGTTGTCTTGTGTTTATTACCCTCACGGAACTCTTAAAGATGAGTATCGATTAATATTTAAATCAGATAGACTTAACGACTACACTGGTTTTGATATTCCTGTAAATTCATTTAATATATTTAACTCACATACTTTCACTGTAAAAGTTGAAAAAGGAGATTTTATAATTTTTCCAAGTTTATTGAAACATAAAGCTGATATACATTTTTCAAAAAACACTAGATACTCTATTGCGGCAAATATTTTTCCTTTAGGAATTATTGGATATGGCGAAGGTCACTTACAATTAAACAATATTTTATAAATTTTAAAATGAAAATTAATTTTCCAATTTTAAAAGATAAATTTAAACATCACAAAAAATTAAAACCAAAGATACTTAAAGAAATTGAAAACCAAATTTCAAGTAATATGCAACAGTATAATGAATATTATACAGACTCAATTTCTAAATTAGACTGGAATAGAAAAAACGACTTTAACAGATCTTGGGTGAAAGTTATAGTAAAAGATTTACATTCTAATTTTACCCATCAAGTTAAAAATTTAGGATTAAGCGATGTTGTAATACATGATATTTGGTTTCAACAATACGTAAAAGGAGACACTCATGGCTGGCACGTGCACGGTCATAATTTTACTGGAGTTTATTATTTAGAGCTTTCTAATTGTTCTCCAAGAACAGAAATAATAGAACCTGTGTCTTGCAAAAAAATTGTGGTTAATGCTGAAGAAGGAGATATTGTAATATTTCCTAGTGTATACATACATAGAGCTCCAAAAGTAGTTTCTGATAAGAGAAAGACCATAATTTCTTTCAATCTAGAAACTGAGTTTTTAGACAAAAATTATTTAAATAAATTACAAAAATTATATTAGTCTTAGATATGTTATCTTTAAAAGTATGAAATTTGAAAATCAATTAATTGATATTAAATATGCTAATAAAAAACAAGTTCAACAAGAACATTGGCATATTGAAGGTATACTTAAATCTAAATCTAATCAAAAATTTAAATTTGATTTAAGTCCTATAATAAAATTTCAAGAAGATGACTATGGTAAAGTAGGCCATTTCAAATCTAAAGCTGATAAAATTGTATTTGATTTTGAAAATACATGGATATTAATTGACACTGAAGAATTACATGAATATATTAAACAAAATAATCAAAAAGACTTGTATTTAGATATGCTATTAAAAAAATTTTCTTGGAATATAATAATAGATAAGTAATGTTAAATAAGCTTTATTTTATATAGTTCTTGTGTATAATTGAGGTATGCTACAAAAATTAAATTTCAAGCCTGGTTTTAACAAAATGGTCACAGACTCTGGTGGAGAATATCAGTTAGTTTTAATTTTACACAAAAATGTTTTATAGTATAAGTCTTTACATTATAACCATAGAAACGGCCTATTTGCAGAAAAAAATAAGTTTGATAAACGTGCAATATGTAATATAATACCATTCTATGGCTTTGCATTTACTCAATATAAAACCAGGATTTAATAAACAATTTACCGCATCAGGAGCTGAAGGTCAGTGGATTGATGGAGATAATATTAGATTTAGATATGGATTACCTGAAAAAATAGGTGGTTGGCAGTCACTAGTTAATCAGACTATTGTTGGAGCCGCTCGTGCTCAGCACACTTGGAGTGATGTAGGTGGAAGAAGATACGCAGCCATCGGCACTAATAAAATATTAGCTATTTACTATGAAGGAGAATTTCATGATATTACCCCTATTGATACAACTTTATCACAAACAGCTTGTAACATAACTACTACTAATGGTTCGGCAACTCTTACTATTACTACTCCTGCCCCACATACTTTAAGTATTGGAGATTTTATTACTTTTGAAAATGCAGGTTCTTTTACTTCACCTGATACCGATTATGTTGCAGCTGATTTTGATAATGTAGTATTTGAAATTAAAACAGTCCCTACTTCTACTACTTTTACTATTACCATGCCAACCGTTGAAGGAGGCACTGGTGCTACTAATGACGGAACCTTAGATCTACTTCCTTATATATTTATTGGCCCGGCATTTGAAACATTTGCTTATGGTTGGGGTACATTAACTTGGGGATTGGATGCTTGGGGAACAGAACGTTCTGCTACTGACGTGACGCTAGAGGCGGGTAGCTGGTCATTAGATAATTATGGACAAGTACTTATTGCAACTATTCAAGATGGTAAGACATTTACTTGGAGTCCTATTGCTGTTTCTGGAGCTGCATTAGACACTAGAGCAACTGTATTAAATGGAGCTCCTACTAAATCGTATATGACAATAGTCTCGGATAGAGATAGACATTTATTTCACATGGGAACCGAAACAACTATTGGTACTGCCTCTAGTTTTAATCAAATGTTTATTCGTTTTTCTAATCAAGAAGATCCAGAAGTATATACTCCTACCGCAACTAATACTGCAGGAACGTTTCAATTAGATTCTGGTAGTAAAATTGTAGGAGCTATTAATGGTAAAGATTATATACTCGTATTAACCGATACCGCTGCTTTTACGTTACAATTTGTAGGTCCTCCTTTTGTTTTTTCATTGCGTCAAGCAGGAACTAATTGTGGTTTAATAGCAAAAAATGCAGTTACTTATTCTAATGGTGTTACGTATTGGATGTCTAATGAAGGTGGTTTTTTTGCATTTGATGGTACAGTTAAATCTATTCCTTGTTTAGTAGAAGATTTTGTTTTTAATAATAACAATAATACAGTTGGAATTAATTATGATTCGGCTGAACTTGTATATGGATCACACAATACTCTATATTCAGAAATTAGTTGGTTTTATCCAAGTAAAAATTCTCCTCAAATTAATAGAATAGTAACCTATAATTATGAAGAACAAACATGGACAACTGGAACTTTAGCTAGAACAACGTATAATGATAGTGCTGTTTATTCTAATCCTCATGCAACTCAGTATTTAAAAACCACAGCAGGTATTTTTCCTACAGTTCAAGGGTTAACTATTGATACGGCGTCTGATTATTTTGTAGGATCATCTGTTTATTATGAACATGAAGTAGGTGTTAACGAATTAACTTTTAACGGAGCAACTAATGCTATTACTTCTTTTATTAGATCAGGAGACTATAGCTTACACGAAGGCGGTGATGCAGAATTTTTATTAAAGGTACGACGATTTATTCCTGATTTTAAAGTACTATCAGGAAATGCAAAAGTAACTTTATTTTTTAGTGATTATCCCTCTAATAATGCCTCTAGTTCTAATACGTTGCCATCTGTTACTGGACCCTTTACTATTACTACCTCTACTGATAAAGTAGATACAAGAGTTCGAGGAAGATTAGTAAGTTTAAAAATTGAAAATGATGCAGTAGATCAATCATGGCGATATGGAACGTTGCGATTAGACGTTCAGCCAGACGGTAGGAGATAGAAAATCATGGCTAAAATAGATGCATACGTACCAGAACCAAAAACAGAATATGATGTTTCTCAACAACGTCAAACATTAGAAGCTTTGAACACATTAATTAATCAATTAAACTTTGGTTATCAAAAAGATTTAAAAGATGAGCAAACAAGATTTGAGTGGTTTTTATTCTAATGGCAAATTTTTATAAAAGCGATACCTTTGATTTAACTACAACAAACTTAACCACCGTGTTAACAATTAATGCAAGTTCTATTGCCATTGTTAGATCCGTTCAGGTGTGTGTAATAGATAATACCAACGTAGATATAGATGTA